CGCACCTTCAAATATTAAAAAATGGTACGCACAAAACGCATTGTCAAATTCAGATTTAGTCATTCCTATTCCTATGGGAATAGAAAATAAATTAGAATCATTAAGATACAATCATGGTATTGGGTATTTTGAAAGGGTTCAAGAAAAAGAGAACCTGTTAAACAACATAAAAAATAAAGAACCTGAAAAATTTATTTATTCTAATTTTAACATTCATACAAATTATACAGAAAGAATAAAATACAAAAATATTTCAATCGGATGTCCACATATAGATTGGGAGGAAAGTAATCTGTCCTTACATGATTTTTTTAATAGGATGCTTGATTATAAAATGATATTATGTCCCGTAGGTAACGGAGTAGATACCCATAGATTATGGGAAGTATTGTATTCCAATAGAATCCCTATAACAGTAAAGGTTAATAATTACGGAATTTATAAACTTTACGAAACTTTACCAATTATTATTTTAGATAAAATAGAAGATTTATTAGATTACGATTTAATTGATAAAAAATATAATGAAATCATTTCTAATAATTACAATTTAGATATTATTGATTATGATTATTGGAAAGATAAAATACTTAAAAACATCTAATGAAATTAATTTTTATTACATCTTGTAAACCATTAAATAATGAAGATATAACTATTATGCAAAAAAACTCAATTCGTAGTTGGTCAAGATTACCTATTGATAAAAAAATTCTTGTTTTTAACAAAAACCAATCAGTGATTGATATGTGTGAAGATTTGGATGTTGAGGTTGTTTCCGATTATGATCACTCGAGCTATAGTGATATACCTACATGGGTTAGTATGAAAAATATTGCTTCTGAACATGCGGAAAATAGTGATGTTATTGTTTGGGTTAATTCTGATGTTATGTTTGATGAAACCTTATTAAACACTATAAATACCGTTAACAAGTCTATCAATGATTTTGTTCTTGTTGGTCAAAAATATGATTGGCACAACTACACCTTATTAGATACTATCCCTAATTTTAATTTATTTGAAAATTTAAGTGTTCATGGTGAGTGGGCTATAGATTATTTTATTTTTAAAAAGCACGTATTTTTAGATGTTCCAAAATTTTTTATTGCAAGAATGAGGTTTGATAATTTTTTAATGAATAAAGCAATAAAAGAACACACAGCAATTGACTGTACCGAAACAATTTTTTGCATACATCACAGACATAACTATGGACCAAATACTGATAAAAAATTTTCAGACATATATGAAACATCATATTGGCAAAATGAACAAAAAATAAACGACTCATTAATTAATGGTAATTTATCAAACATAAAAAATTGTATGTATTACACAAAATTTGAAAATAACGAAATAAAAATTTTAAAAAAATGAATATTATAATAGACGTTGGGGCAAATGAAGGATCATTTTTAAGTCAATATTTAGATGATGAAAACAATATGATTTTTGCCTTTGAGCCTGTACCACATTTATATGAAAAATTAAAATCTTTAGAATTAAACCACAAAAACATAAAGGTTTTTAATTACGCAATAAACAACAATGACGGTATGTCGGAGTTTTATGTTAATGAACCCCACTATACTAGCTCGTTAAAACCATTTACCGATTATAAAGATAAATGGGATAAAAAAGTACGGTTACAACTAATGAATGTTATTAACGTAAAAGTATCTAAACTATCTACATTTTTAATAGAAAACAATTTGTCAGATAAAGTAATAAGTTTTTTAAAAATTGACACACAAGGAAGTGACTTAGACGTAGTAGAATCATTGGGTAATTACATTAAAAATTTCAAATCAATACAACTAGAATGCTTTTCAACCAAAGATGAACAAAGTTTGTATGAAAACGAGGCTAAATGTTATAAAATTATAGATTTTTTTGAATCAAATAATTTTGAACTAAGTCATCATATCAAAGAAGATGAAAAGTGGTCAAATTTAATTTTCAAAAATAAACAATTTTTAATTTAAAATTAATATATGAAAAAAACATATTCCCAATACAGGGAGGATTTAATAGTGTTTGACTATTTTAACGGTAAAATAGGTAATTTACTAGATCTTGGGGCTAATGACGGAATTACTTTTAGTAACTCAAGATTACTTATTGAAAATGGATGGGGAGGGGTTTTAGTTGAAGCGTCTCCACTGACATTTAAAAAATTAAAAACTTTGTATGAAAACTCAAACAAAGTTGTATGTGTGGAAAAATGCCTATCAAAGGAAAAACTTAAAACCACTTTTTATCATAACACCTTTCATCATAACCCAACCGCGGGAGATAATATGGACTTGTTATCTACAATCGATTTATCAAGTTATGAAAGAACATCATCATGGGGTAGTTTTTCTGAGTTTGAAATTGAATGTGATACAATTGATACCGTTTTAACGTCGGTACCTTATAAAAAATTTGATTTTGTAAGTATTGATATTGAAGGGGTTGATTTAGATATTCTAAGACAATTAGATTTAACCAATATGGGGGTAGAATTATTAGTTTTAGAACATAATAACATAATTAAAAATGAAATCATAGACTATTGTGGTAGTCATAATATAAACAAAGTTCTTTTTGAGAATAATGTAAACATAATACTACACAAATGATTAATCCACATAAAGAAATAAAAGATTATTTATTTAATTTTGGTTACGATAATTTAGAAAACAACTATGGTGACAAATATTATGATGATAAAATTTTTGAAGTTTTAAAAACTACTGAAACCAACGAAAAGGGGGGTTTGGGTAACCCTGACGATTTTGATGGTCGATTTATAGATATCATATCGGATCCAAATAACCTTTTTATAGAAAGACATAAAGATGCTGGTTTTATTGATGGTGATTTGATAACTCTACATAATGGATTAAAAATACACTCAGAATACTACGGTAATTTCATTAATATTCTACGTTACAACTTAGGTGTTCATGAACCATCAGAAGAAAGGGCATTCAAAAAGGTTTTGAATGTATTAGGTGAAAACTCAATAATGGTGGAACTTGGCAGTTATTGGTCAATGTATTCAATATGGTTCATGAAAGAAATTAAAAATTCAAAATCATATTGTATTGAACCAATACAAAGTAACATTGATTTAGGAATAAAAAATTTTATTCTAAATAATTTAGAATATGATATAACTAAAGGATTCATATCCAACGAAGGTATAAATTTATATGATTATTTGAAATCTAAAAACATTGAGGGAGTTGATTTATTACATTCTGACATTCAGGGAGAAGAATACGTCATGTTACATCAAATAGAAGATTTACTTAAGAGTCAAAAAATAAAATACCTTTTTATTTCAACTCACAGTAATAAATTACATTACGATTGTGTTGAATTTCTTGAAAAGAATAATTACAAAATACTTTGCTCATGTGACTTTGATAATGAAAGTTTTCAATTTGACGGGTTTATTTTATCTTGTCCAAAAAGTTTAAATGAGATTGAACCATTCAAGGTTGGTAATAGATCTAAAACAAAACTGATAAGTGAAAATTTTTATAAACAAATAAAAAATACTATATAAATAATGAAATCATTAATAACAGGTATAAATGGTCAGGACGGATCTTATCTTGCAGAACTTTTAGTTAATAAAGGTTATGAAGTATGGGGTACAGTAAAAAGAAATTCAGTTTCTGAAACACAATCATCAAGAATAAATAATTTAAGAGATGAAAATAAAATAAATTTAGAATATGCTGATCTAACTGATATGGCATCATTAGTTAGAGTTTTACAAAAAGTACAACCTGATGAGGTGTATAATTTAGCTGCACAATCTCACGTTAGAATTTCTTTTGATCAACCAATATATACCGCAAATGCAACAGGATTAGGTACATTAAATTTATTAGAAGCGGTGAGAATGGTATCCCCCCATTCAAAAATATATCAAGCATCTTCTTCTGAGATGTTTGGTAATAATATAGATGAGGATGGATATCAACGAGAAATAACCCCTATGAATCCAGTTTCACCATACGGTTGCGCAAAAGTATTCTCATACAATATTTGTAGAAATTACAGAAACTCTTATGGAATGAAAATATGGAACGGTATACTGTTCAACCACGAATCACCAAGAAGAGGAACAAATTTTGTAACTAACAAAGTCGTAAAGGCAGCAGTAAGAATTAAATTAGGTTTACAAGATAATTTACATTTAGGTAATCTTGATGCAACCAGAGATTGGGGACACGCCAAAGATTATGTTGAAGCAATGTGGTTGATGTTACAATCTGATAGTCCCGATGATTATGTGTGTTCAACAGGAATATCTCACTCAGTAAAGGATTTATGTGATTATACTTTTTCTAAATTAAATTTAGATTTTAGAGATTATGTTGTTGTTGATGAAAAACATTTTAGACCTGAAGAATTACATGATTTAAAAGGAGATTCTTCTAAACTAAGAAATAAACTTGGGTGGAACCCTAAATACACTTTTGAGTCTATGTTAGATGAGATGGTTCAATATTGGTTAGATTATTATGGAAAATAAAATATTAGTTACAGGAGGAAATGGTTTAGTTGGTTCTGAATTTATTGGAGATAAGTATTATAATTTTTCTTCTAAAGATTACAATTTGGTTGATAAAAATCAAACTTATGCATTACTTTTAAAAGGATTTGATAGTGTTATACATTGTGCGGCAAAGGTTGGTGGGATTGGAGCCAATATGAGATATAAGGGAGAATTTTTTTATGATAATGTTATGATGAATACAAACATTATTGAGGGAGCAAGATTATGTGGTGTAAAAAATTTAGTTTCTTTTTTATCTACTTGTATTTTTCCTGATAATGTTGAATACCCTCTTACTGAATCAAAGATACATATGGGTCCTCCCCATACATCAAATGATGCTTATGCATATGCAAAAAGAATGGTTGATATACAAATTAGATCATACAGAGAACAATATGGGTTAAATTATAAATCAGTTATACCCTGTAATATTTATGGACCGAATGACAATTATAATATTGTGAATGGTCATGTTATTCCTTCATTAATACATAAATGTTATTTAGCAAGAGAAAATAAAACACCATTTACTATTTGGGGTAGTGGTAATCCTTTAAGAGAATTTATTTTTAGTAAAGATGTTGCAAAATTAACTGAATGGGTATTACAAGAATATGACGAAAGTGAACCAATAATATTATCAACATCAGAAGAAATATCAATTAAAGATGTTGTTGGTATGATAATAGAACTTATGAATTTTAAAGGTGAGGTAGTATGGGACACCACAAAACCTGACGGACAATTTAGAAAACCAAGTGACAATAGTAAAATAAAAAAATATTTACCTGATTTTAAATTTACACCAATATATGAAGGGTTAAAAGAAACTATTGAATTCTTTGAAAATAATTTTAATATTATAAGAAAATAAAGTAGATGACTAGAAAAAAACCATTACAACAGAACGAGGAACAAGAATCTAAACCGTTCTCAAAAAAAGAATTTATTAATTCAGTAATCAAAAGAAAACAAAAGAATAAATTCTTATCCCCAAATCAGGAAGAGTATTATAACCTCCTTAAAGAAAATGAAATTACAATTTGTTCAGGTCCAGCAGGGGTTGGTAAAAGTTACATCTCAATGAAAGCGGCGGTGGATTTATTAATGGATCCAAACAATGGTTATGAAAAATTAATTATTGTTAGACCCGCAGTTGAAGCGGAAGAAAAGTTAGGTTCTTTACCTGGAAATCTTGAGGAAAAATTGGATCCGTATATATTCCCTTCTTACTATCTTTTGAATAAAATCATCGGTAAAGAGGCAAGAGAAGAGTTAAAAAAGGCAGACATTATTGAGGTATTTGCCTTGGCTTATATGAGAGGTATGAATATTGACAATTCAATTTTGATATTTGAAGAATCACAAAACTCAACGCCAAATCAAATGAAACTATTACTTACAAGAATTGGTTTTAATAGTAAGTTTTTTATTTCAGGAGATTTAGAACAAACAGACAGATATAAAGATAAAACACAATCAGGACTATACGACGCATTACAACGATTTAAAAATGTTAATAACATTGGTGTTTATGATTTTAGAAATGCTAAAAATGTTAGAAACCCATTAATTAGTAAAATTTTGGATAAGTATGAAGAAAATAGGGATTGAGATTAATGGTGTATTGAGGGATACTATTGGGAAGTTTAAACAACTGTATGAAAAACATTTAATTGAATCTAACGATATTCAAATGGAGTCCGTAGATAAGACTTATGAATTAACTTTTTCGGGAGATACTGATGAGTTGGTTGAAATGAATGAGAATACTGATGTTAATTATTTTAAATACGAAATTTTAGGTGATGTTGATTCATTAGAATTAGATAAACACTTTTCATTTAAATCTAAAGAAGAATTATATTCGTTTATGTATGAAGACTATACTATGGAATTGTTTGGGCACGCTCCGTCAACGGAAACCATGTCATTCAACTACCTTAACGATTTATATTTGGATTTAAGAGAAGATAATGATATTATTATTTTTTCAGATGAAATAGGTAAATCAAAACCATCCTCATTGTTTTTCCTATCCAAATTTGGGTGTTTAATTGAGAAAGTATTTTTTTACAGTAATCAAACAAAAAATACTGTTTGGGATAGTATAGACATTTTACTTACATCTAATCCTGACTTATTATTAAACCATCCGTCAAATAAAATTGTTATTAAATTTGAAACTGACTACAATAAACAAATTAATTCTAAATATACGATAAAATCATTATCCGAATTTACAGAATTATTTAAAACTTTATAAATTATGTTTAAGATTTTTGGAGAGCACTATTACATTGATTTAGATGCAATTGATGAATTCACTAGAATTGATGATGAAAAAAAATCAGATGAAACTGAAGATGTTGACAATCAAACAAAAGTACATATTGTTAAATATGAAATGATTAAATATATGTTGGAAATTTTAATGGATCCTCATGATGAAATTGATGAAAAAATGGCATTAAGTTCAAACGAAACATCAGTCCCTTTTAGATTCGCATTTAATACACTATTAACAAAAAAAATAATAAATAAATTTTAATATTATGAACCAAGAACAAATATCAAAACTTGAAAAGTCAATCCAAAACATGAAGGACAAGTCGTCCCGAATTTATTTTTTGGTACAAGACACAAAAGGTAATGCTAGAGCGTCAGTTAGATACATTTATCAAATGGCGATGGCTCTTAAAAACAATGGATTCAATTCTATAATCTTACATGAAAAACCTGAATATTTCGGAGTATCAAGTTGGTTAGGTGAGGAATATATGGAATTACCTCATAACGCAATTGAGGGTACTAATTTGGCGGTATCTCCTGAAGATATTATTGTTGTACCTGAAATATATGGGTTTGTTATGGATCAAATTACAAATTTACCTTGTGGTAAAGTGGTTATTTGTCAGGCATATGATCATGTTTTTGAAACTTTAAATCCAGGGGATACATGGACAAAATTAGGTTTTTATAAATGTATTACAACTTCAGACAGACAAAAAGAAATGATTGAGTCAATGATGAGAGGTGTGTCAATTGATGTTGTTAATCCATTTATTACTGAATCATTTGAGAAACAAAAATTTCCACCAAAAACAATTATTTCAGTTCACTCAAGAGATCAAAGAGATACTGTAAATATGATTAAAGCATTCTACGCTAAATTTCCACAATACAGATGGATTACATTTAGAGATATGAGAGGATTGTCAGAAATTGAATTTGCAAATGCTATGAAAGAAAGTTTTTGTTCAGTATGGATTGACCCTACGAGTGGATTTGGAACTTTCCCTCTTGAATCATTTAAAATGGGAATCCCTGTAGTCGGATTAGTACCTAACCTTCAACCAGAATGGATGAATGAAAATAATGGAATTTGGATTAACAATCAAAATATGTTTGTTGATGTTGTTGCCGACTTTATTCAAAATTGGTTAGAGGATAATATTAATCCAATTATTTTTGAAGAAATGGATAAAACAATATCGGAATTTTCAGATAAAACAAAATTTGAATCTGATGTAAACAATCTATTTGAAAGTATGATAAACACAAGGTTGGAATCGTTTGAAGATCAACTATCTAAATTTGAAACAATTGAATAATATGGAAAAGAATACAATTTCGGTTATATTACCGATTAGAACAGGTAAAACAGGATTTTTTGAGGAGTACCTTGATAAGGCAATTACTTCATTAAAATTACAAAAAGAACAATTTGATGAGATTGTTATTGTACACACTAATGATACATTTTTAAGTGATCATTTGAAGTCATACGATTTTGGGGATTTAAATGTTAAATTTGAGGAGTGGACTAAAGAACCTAATTTTTGTTCTCAGGTTAATCATGGGGTTAAGGTGGCAACATCTAAATGGGTAACAATATTTGAGTTTGATGATGAATTCTCAAATATATGGGTTAAAAACTTTAAAGAGTATGCAAACATTTATCCTAATGTTGACGCATTTTTACCTATCGTGGTTGATGTTGATGAAAAAGGAGTATTTGTTGGGTTTACTAATGAGGCAACATTTGCGGCAAACTTCTCAAGTGAGATGGGTATTTTAACTAACGAAACATTGTTGTCATATCAAAACTTCCAATTATCAGGATTGGCTATTAAAAAAGAATCGTTTGTTGATTATGGAATGTTAAAAACAACATTTAAATTAACTTTTGGTTATGAGTTTCTTTTAAGAATGACACATAACTCAGTAAGATTTATGTCAATTCCAAGAATTGGTTATAAACATACAAACTTAAGAGAAGGATCTATTTTTTGGAATTATAAAAACGGTGATGATAGATTAACCGAAGATGAGGTTAGATTTTGGATTGACTCCGCGAAGAAAGAGTATATGTACATCAATCAGAGGGAAATAAAATACGAACCCCAAGAAGTTTAATGAATGATAATGAAAAAAATTCAAACACATTAGATGAAGTAAAAAAGAAAGGTAGAAAACCAAAACTTAATAATTATTTTGACGAAAGAGAGGAAAATGCGGTTAGAATGTATCTAACCGCAGACACTTTCGAAGAAAAAAATAAAATATATAATGAGTTTTTAAAACTTCCTTTAGACAAGATGATATCTTCAATCATTAGAAGATATAAATTGTACAGAAAAGATATGAACTTTGAGGAAGTCCATATAGATACTCATTCATTTTTGATGACTAAAATTGATAAATTTAAACCATCAAAAGAAAAAAAGGCGTATTCATATTTTGGTACCATATGTAAAAATTACTTGATGGGACAAATCATGAAAGACCAAAAAGAAATGAATAGAAAAATTTCTTACGAAGATATTTCATCTGATTTACAACATAGTCCAGATATGATATATCATATTGATGATTATAGTATAACCACTGAAGATATTATTAAAAAATTTTTAGATAAATTATTAGATACTTTATCTGATAAACAAATGTCCGAACAAGAATTAAAATTAGGACAAGCGTTATACGATATGTTTGAAAATTATAATGACATATTTCTTGATACATCAAACAATAAATTTAATAAAAATGTTATCTTATTTGAATTGAGGGAGATGACAAATTTGACAACTAAAGAAATTAGATCATCAATTAAAAGATACCGCAAAATCTATTTTCAATTAATTCAAGAAATGTTAAAATAAAAATTTAAGTATTTATTGTTATGGCAAGACCTCAAAAAAAACAAATCAATTTAACAAAAGAATCAATGTTATCTCTAATGCAAGAGATATATAACGAACTTGTTGAGCAAAGGAATACCGCAATAAGAATTCAAAATAAGATGTTAACAATGATGAAGGAACCTGAAGATATGCAACTTATTGGTCCTGTCATTGAAAAACAACAAAAAATTATAAATGACTGTGTTGAGAAAAAGTTAACTCTTTCAAAACTACAGTCTCAAATGTGGCAAAAATCAACAGAAAAACAAGACGACTTTACTTTATCTGATATTGATTTAGATGACGATATAATCAAAAATTTAATTGAGAAAGACATATCTGACGATAAAAATTATAAATTAAAATAATATGGCTTTAGATATTAGTGATGGTTATAAAACTGTACAAAAAAAGATTTCCGCAACCCAAAAATATCAACAGGTAGATAAAGATATTCAAGACTTAAAAAAGAAAAAAGGAGAATCTTTAGAAATTTATAAAAAAGAAGTATCTGAACAATTATCAAGTGCGAAAAAGAAAGTTGATAAGTTTGAAAACACTATTAGAGACAAAAAAAATCAATTAGATCAATTATTAGATTTAACAAAAATATTGTCAAATAGTGGTGAAAAAAGTGGTGACACTAAAACTGTTAAGTATTTAAAAAAAATATTTGTTACGGCAATAAAAGAAATACAACCTAAATTAGAAGGTATCTTAAACGAATTATCCGTTAAGGCAATTGGGTGTTCAGAAGATCAGGAATATGCGCCAAACTCATCGGTTTATATTAAAGTTAAATCAATAGATTTAATGGACACCTTAAAGGAAGATCCCACAAGCCCTGTCGGTAAAATTATATACGAAAGAACTAACCCAGTATATAATAGTTTCCCATTTTCAATGAATAAGGAGTTATATAATAGAATACAAAATATTAACCAACCATATTCCGTACCTGCTGGTAATGACTACCTTGGTAAATCAACACAAAATTTATTTGATATTACTTATGTTGAGTCATATGTTAATAACCAACAACAAACTGTTGTTGGTAATTTTTATAAAGTAGATTTAAAACCAAGACAAAGTAATAAAGTAACTGAGTTTATTGAAGACTACTATAAGACAGTTAATATTGTTGATTTTAAAAATATTTTTGCTCAATTAATGAATCAATTGGTTGGTGCATTATCAATTAAAAAAGGTGACGGAGATTTCCAATTAATAGACTTAAATAAAGTATTATTAATTCTTAAAAGAATATTAGGATTATGTTTTGATTCAAACAAGGAGATTGATGTCACGGGAGCATCAAAAGTTTCTCAATTTGATAACATTGATGATGGGTTTTTTGAATTTAGTGAAATAGATTTACGAATTATTGATCAAAAAGTTTCTGATATAAAAAATGGTGTTGTTGAGTTTGAGGAATGTGAAACAGTTAAATTACCTGTGGATCCAGAGTCAATTATAGACGCAATTGCCACATTAAATTATATTGAGGGTAGTAATAATAACAATCAAATAAATGCGGCAGCGGATTTAACAAATGTAGTTACTGATAAATTTTTTCCATTTAAAATTAACATTGATTTGAGTTTTTTAAAAGAATTCCCTAAAGCAATTGTTATGGCAATACTATCACCAAAGATTGTTTTACCAATAATGGTTATAGCGAAATCGTTAGGTAAAACATTTGTTGATGAAATTAATTCATATATGGATTTTGCAAAAAAATTAAGAACCTTTTTTGTTGAGTTTGTTTCTAGAGTCACAGTACTTTTTGTTAAAATAATTTTTGATATAGTTAAAAAAGATATAAAGAATTTAATTAGAGGAATAATCCAAAACATTGCAAAAGAAAAAACAAAAAAATACACAGATATGATTTTGTCTTTAACTGCAATATTAGTACAAATTGCAAACATAATTAAAGATTTAAGAGAATGTAAATCAATAATTAATCAATTATTGGGATTATTATCTAATATACAAACCCAAACTAATTCATTACCGTTACCACTTTTATTGGCATCTAAAATGAGAAAAGGATTTTCAAAAACAAGCGCATTTTTAAGAGTGATAACTGAGTTTGAGGAATTAGGATTACCAACAGGACCTATGCCAGATGGTAGTCCGAATCTAATGTTAGCGGCAGTTAAAGGAATAATAAATGGTATTGATGATGAGTTTAACGAAAACGGTAGAGCAGATATTGGTATACCCGCACTAAGTGTGACACCGGCATTCCAAACAATACCTAACTCGGCGTATGGAGTAATAGTTTAATATTATGGAAAATAAAATAGAATCAACTAAAATTGTTGAGATAATAAAAGAATACAAAAGTAGTACTAACCAAGATTTAAAATTGGCAATGGATTTTATTCAGAAAGATTTTGAGTTAACTAAAGATACTGTAATAAAGTTGACAAATCATTTAGATAAATTAGAATTAAGTTATAATACTTTATTAAAAGAATACCAATCAAGAAATGCTAAGTAATAAAAATATATTTTATGGTGAGGTTAAAGATATTGACGATCCTAAAGGGATTGGTCGAATTCGTGTTGAACCTAAAATTGAATTAATTAAATACATTTATCCTGTAGATTGGAATCCTAATATTGATAAGTGGACGATAAAGGATCCGTTGGTTTTTTTACCTTTATTACCTATGTATATTTCCCAAATACCAAAAGTTGGTGAATATGTTAATATCATATATGCCAATAACGAAGAAAGGTATGATGGTAATAAATTTTATATTCAAGGACCATTATCACGACCTTGGAATACTAAATTTGAAAACTACAACAACTCTCAGTCCGTATTAGCAAGTGGTGAAAAATTAAAACAGTCCGAATCAATTATTGATGCTCAAACAGGTAAAGTTAGGGTGACTCTTGAGGGAGTTTTCCCAAAACCTGGTGATAATGCATTTTTAGGTAGGGGCGATGGAAGATCTTTCTTACAATTGTCAAGTTATCAGTTAGAAAATGTTGAGGCGGGTACTGATGTTGTTGAAAGGGAGACATATGAGGACATCCAAACTAAATATTATGTTGAATGGTCGTTAGATAACTTATCTCCAACCGCACTAACATATAACGGTAAAGTCAAATTATATTCATTACCAAAAGACAATGAAAACACAAAAGTTTCTCAAATAAACGAGTCAGTTGATATATTGGATGGTACAACAATAAAACCATTATATACTTTAACGTTTACGGGTAAGTCTTTAAATGATGCTGCCGAAATTGTTAACGACTTTATTAATGGAGTTAATGAAGGTAAAATACAAGTTGATGGGTACATTAATTATCCTGCGGGTGACGGAGAATCTATATCCGATCAATTCCCATTTTTTTATGGACCTAGTTACCAAACATACCAATATTTTAATGATATCAGTGATGTAATAAACGATTTCCAACATTGTCTAAAAGTTAAATTATTATATAATAAAATAACTTTAAGTAAGGGTTATACAGAAAGAGGTTCTGGTTTGGTATGGCAAAAAACACCACCAAAATTAGGTATCTTAAAAAACATTGTTAGAGAAGAAGTTAATAAAAGAGATTATATTTCAAACCCTATTACTTATTCAGTTATGGGAGGTGATAAGTTATATTTGTTAACACATAGATCAACAGATAAATTTGCAATTAATTTAAAAGATACATTATATGGAATCCCACAACCAATGTTAGCGAATCAAATATACGATAACACTAATTCAATGGTTAGAGGTGAAGAGTTAATAAGTTTCTTAACCCTATTAACAAGATTCGTTTTATTTCATGTTCATCCATTTCCTGGAGTACCTCCAGTACCAACCGCAAGTGACGGTACTTTAGCAAGTGAAATACTCCAAAAACTAGCAACTGCAGATAATATCATTTTAAACAAAAATATTAGGATTAATTGATATTTATATTAAAAAGTATAAATGTCAATTAACAATTCGTATTTCAGTAGAAACAATACATTAATATCAGGTAGTATAACAAATACCGGAAGAAATCCTGTAATGGAATTATTTTATGGTAATGGTAGTATTGTAGATCCAATAGGTTTTAGTAGATTTATTTTTAATTTAGATTTAAATCTATTAAAAGAAAAATATTCAGATGGGACAATACCTCCAATAAATTGTAATCCTAATATGGTTCACACTTTAAGGATGACAAATACATCTTTTTTTGATAAAGAGTTACTTAACACATCAACATCAAGCGGTAGATTAAGAGCAACATCATTTGATTTAATTTTATTTAGAATACCGTACAGAGATTTAGATCCTGATCAACCACAATATTGGGATGAAGGTGTTGGTTATGATTTTGCGGACTTAATGACTCAAGTACCTAATGATAAAAATTATTCTACAAGATCGTCAAATTGGTACACATCATCAGGAATGACTAATTGGGAGCAAGCGGGAATATATAGTAATACAAATTCAGGGGTTTTTACCTTTAATGATTTATATATTGTTGACACCCAACATTTTGAATTTGGTGATGAGAATATTGAATTTAATATGACATCTGAAATAAACGACATACTTCAGGGATTTTTAACAAATGTTGCGGGTTGGGGGATTGCATATATGCCTCAGGTGGAACTTTTATCAGGGACAACTGGTACCTACGAAGTTGGTTTCTTTACAAGACATACTCAAACCTTTTACGAACCATTTTTAGAAACATCATTTAATGATATTATTGATGATGATAGAAATAGTTTTTCTTTAGGAAAATCTAATAAATTATATTTGTATATCTATGAAGACGGAGATTTTCAAAATTTAGATAATAACCCATCAGTTAGTATTGGTGACGGTAATGGTAACCCTATTGTTGGGTTAACTAATTTACAAACCTGTAGAAGAGCTAAAGGAGTTTACGAGGTAGTAATACCTCCTTTACCTCCTGGTGGTTATCAGGTTCCTTGTACATTTACGGATACTTGGTCCAATATAGTATTGAATGGTTTTACTCTTCCTAATGTTGTAAATGAATTTAATGTTTATCCACTAAAAAAATCTATTCAGATTGGGACGGAATCTCAACAACCAACAATATATGGTTTTGATTATTATGGTATAAAACAAGATGAAAAAATACTTAATACCGATGTAAGAAAAGTTGGTGTTGTTATTAAAAAGGCATATACAACTAATCAACTACAACCAAATGTTGATGCTTACTACAGAATATATGTTAAGGAAGGATCAACAGAAGTTAGGGTTCAAGATTGGACTAAAATTAATAGAACACCAAATGAATATTATTTTCTTTTTGATACGAGGGACAAAATTCCTAATGAATACTTTATTGATATTAAAGTATTATCGTCAGGTGAAGTTAATACATATAAAAAAGAAATAAAGTTTCAAATAGTAAATAAGAAATAATTATGGCAGCTCTTAAAGATTTAACCGTTATAAAATGTTGTGTTGGTGACGCTAGACCAACAAATATTATAGTTGACGATCCAATTAGTACAATAACAACAGGAAATACCTATTTATTTACGGTTTTAACTGAACCAAGAACTACCGATTGTTATAGAGTATTAATAATAAAAGATACAACATCTCAAGTAACCGCAACACTTGATGAATCATATACATCTTGTGAAGAATGTTTAAGTGGAATTACCACTGCGGTAAGTGTTGTGGATTGTGTAAGAGGTGAAACATATTTTATTGATATCAATACTTTTACAACATTACCAACAATAGGTGACATTTATTATTTGTCAGTTTCAATAGAAGGGGAGATTAAATCGTTAGGTTGTGTAACTATTAGTTGTTTTGTTACACCAAGAGACGGAGATTTTATTTATTCTTTGACATCAATAAGTGATTCGTATACGGGTTGCACTGAATGTTTAATAAATAATTTTGCAACATATCAAGTCAATACCTGTTTAGATCCCTTTACATCTTATTACATTGAATTTCCTTCTGGTTTTGATTACACTAATTATATTGTAACCTTTATTGATAGTTTTGGTGATATACAATGTGGTACTGTTGATAGTATTCAAACCACTGAAACTACAGGGACATTAATTTCTATTTTAGGTACAAACGAGGAAGTAAGTTGTGATGAGTGTTTAGCAATTAGTAATGAAAAAAGAATTATAACAAATTGTTTAACACAAGAAGATGAAGTTGTATGGGGTTCTGTATTTTATGAAGGAAATGAAGTATCAAATCTCTCTACATCTGATGGGTGTTTTGAAGTGGGTGATTTAACAGAATCAGCGGTTACTATTTCAACATTTTTAGATTATAACCCACAACCTGATTGTCAAGAATGTATTCAGTGTACGGGATTGTATTATACTTATTCAAGTTGTACTAACACAGGATTAATCAATAATTTTTCATTTACATCACCAAATTCTTTACTTGGTGATGGTACATATGGTCCATTCACAGGTACAACAACGGGTAATGGGGTTGGTTCAGGTTTTTACGTTGACATTATGAGCGGAGTAGTCACTAGTGTTTCATTATCTAATAATGGGATTAGATATTCTGTAGATGACACAATAACTATCAATAAAGATTTATTTGAGGGTAGTTTAGATTTAATAATAACAATTACCGATGTAGTCACAACAGGTGTTGTGTTTTCTTATCAATACGTTCAAAACCCAATTGGTAAAACATTTTATGTTCCACAACTTGATGATTGTGTTGAAATAACGGGTATTCAGGATATTAATGACTCATTCTATCCTGTTCTTAGTTTTGATGTTTTTGAAAGTTGTTCAGAATGTGAATTAAATGCTGATAATTCTTATATTTGGTTAACGAGAGAATGTGGTAGTGGTCAAAATAATATCGTCGTTTTAAATTCAAATTCATTCACAACAGGAGATTATGTGAAGGTAGTAAGAGGAACAACTGAATTTCAATGTCACGAATTAATATCCCCATATAACCCTGTAACTGATAATGCTATTGTATCATATATTTCAAATACGGTAACACCATTTAGTGATTGCACATCTTGTAATAGTGGAACATTAATTGGTGCCTCTATTGTTAAATGTGGTGGTGGAGGACAACAGTTTGTTAATATCCCAATTGATATATGGAATATAATGACTTATTTTGACTCTCAATTAGTATTCGTCACTCAAAATTATGGACAATGTTATATTTTATTAAACACTTGTCCATTAGAACCTAATTACACAACAATAACTCCTGTTTCAACATATTATAACTGTATTCAATGTACTTTTGATAATACAAGATTTCCAAGAAGTGCAAATACAGAAACACTAATTTGTGTTATTTGTTGTGATTGTGGATCAACAGGAAGTACAATAACTCAAGTTGCTCCTCCTCATCCTGTATGGACAGATGGATATGGAACTGAGGTAACTCAAATGAATATGGTTACATTAGGCGGAAATGGGTTGAATAATTAAAATAATGTGATATTTATAAATAAAAAACAAAAATGGCAAATTATATTGTAATAAGTTGTACTTCAGGTGAACAATCTATAATTAGTAGTACTACCACTCTTTACCCAAATAATATAATTGATTATTATATTGGTGAAATAGGTCCATATTGTGGAAAAGTAATTTCTGTAACATTAGACACACAAGAAGGTGCGGGAGGTAATCATATATACACAGATTGTTGTGATTGCATCCAAACAGAAATGGATGAATTAATTTCATTAGAATTTAATATATGTGGTGGTGATAAAATTTTGATAGAGTTATCAGGTTTTTGTACTACTTATGGTGATATACCAAACTTGGGAGATGTCTTCCAATTTTCTAATCAATCAACTAATGAATCATTTTGTGCAACACATACAGGTTATTCTTCAGATCCAGGTGAACCCAATATAATTCCTGATGAAGGACCTTTTGGGGATTGTTGGGAGTGTGTCCCAAAAGATACTCCACCAAGAAGTGCAAGCACCGAATCTACCGTATGTGTAATTTGTTGTGATTGTGGAGCAACTGGAAGTACAATAACACAGGTGTCTCCACCTCATCCTGTATGGACAGATGGATATGGTGCTTCCGTGACACAATTAAATATGATTACCCTTGGTGGTAATGGATTAAATTCTTAACGTATTATGAAAACGGATTTAGTAAGTAGAGTAGTAAAAAGAGTTCTTAGAGAGACTCACGAAGAAAGTAATAGATATATGTTCTTTTCAAACCTTCAACAAATGAGAAGACAATGTGATATGTTGTTGGATATGGATCACTCTATGATTGAAGAAATTCTTGAGAATGGTCACGATTGGGCTCAAGATCATATTTCTGAAGCGAAAAACAATATGGATCAAGTTTTTGATTTTTTAATGAATGAAACCAAAAAACACGGAATGCAAATGTCAATGAATATTGATGATGATGATATGATGATGGAAGGACGTAAGAAAACAGGAACTAAATTATGTGCTCGTGGTAAAGCGGCAGCAAAATCTAAATTTGAGGTTTACCCTTCGGCATATGCTAATGGTTATGCGGTACAAGTATGTAAAGGTACAAAACCAGGATTAGACGGTAAAAAACATTGTTCAGGTTCATATTGTTAATTTAACATTTGTCTTAACCAAATTTTTTTCATATATTTTAATCGTATAAATTAATAATATGAAAAAAAGAATAATTAGATTTTTTACTAGGTTAAAACTACGAATGTATTTATGGGCAAAAAGAAGTTCATTCATACCATCCCACGAAGATGAAGAGGTATCATACGAAAAAACTTGTTTTAAGATTTGTTTAAAAACAATCAAACACCCAACAACCAAATTTGACATTGCACCAATGTCTAACAAACGGTACATTGAGAATAAAGATATGGATATTTTTATCACTATGGATTATGGTAGGGGAGATTTAACTAACCATGTATATCACTATAGCGTTAAATTAACTCATAGAGATTGGGAAAGGGTTACCCAAATTTTTGATAATGAAGCGGAGAAAAGAAGATTAAATTACGAGGAAAAAATTAATTCTCAGATTAAAAATTCTCTACACAATGTATTAGAAAAAATTTCTAATCTTTAATTTTGTTTTTTAGAAAAAAAATATTAGTTTTGTAAATATAAAAACAAATAAACATGAAAAATCTATTTTTATTAATCGTATCTTTTTTAATGTCTTTTTATAGTTTCTCACAATTTAACTGTGATAGTATTCACTACATTGATGTGGAACCATTAGTAATTTATAAAAATGGAAAAGAAAAAACTCCAAAATATAATTATCTATTTCATATGATGGCAGATATGGTACACCCATATAAACTATTTTCAAATGAAAAACCATATACTATAGTAGAAAAATCATTTGATGGTAACTGTGTGATTATTGTAGCAATTAAGGATAATTTGTTTAAAACCAAATATGTATTCTCAATACCTGTTAAAGAAGGATTTGATTTTGTAGTCACTAAAAATAAAAAAGATTATATTGTCTGCTCAAAATATAAGATTGAGATAGAAAAACAAAAAAAGGTAGTGTTATAACTACCTTTTTTTAGGTTTGTCACCATATTTCCAGTCAATCATTGAGCAATATGGGTTTAAGAAATCAAAATCAGATTGTTTTTGTCTTTCAATGTCAATAGAGTACTCCTCATATTTTTTAGTTGCCATCGTATCATAATCAACCATTTTTGTATTACAATTTAATTCTACCCTACCAAAAGTACTCATTACTTTTGAAGATTCAACAATTTTTCTACCAACATTATCATAACCATACCAAACCTCATATCCTTTTTGTACACTAATATTGGTGTTATCTATTGGGGTAATCATTTTTCTATCCCACAATTTATCTACCATAAACATCTGAGGAGTTTCCTTTTTTAATCCCATTGAGGTTTCTTCGTTAAGAATTTTTTTTACAATTCTAACTAATTCAGATTCTGTCAATCTAATTGTTTTCATATTTTCATTTGTTTTTTTTCTTGGTTTATAAGATGTCATAATTGGTTTTTGTCCTTTACCTGTTTGAGTGTCTTTTTTCTCGGCTTTTCTTTTTTGTTGACAAGCCGCTTTTTTTGCTGAGTCACTCATTTTACCCGCAACACCTACTGCACGACATTTAGGATATGCACCACTGTCGGAATCACTTCTTCCACAAGGTGGATGTTTTCCATTTACCTTACGACAAATATCAACCCATGGACCTTTTGGTTGTTTAGATCCTTTTGGTTTTTTCTTTGTACCAAACCATACCGCTAAATCCTCTTTAATAGTGTGAACATCATGATCATCTTGTTTGTAAGTCCCGTCAGGATTTTTTTCCCAAACGCCAACTTGTTTTTTGATGTTGTTTTTCATGGTTTTTTGTTTTTTCTTATGATTAATTTCAGTATCAACAAATTCTGTGAATGGAGCCAACAATTGAGGTTTCCATTTTTTAAGTCCAAGTTCTATTGGTCCGGAATATTCTCCCGCAGATATTGATGTTGAACTTTCTTTAATGGGAACAAATTTTTTTCCTTTTCCTGGTGTTGGGTTTATAATATCCCCATCATCATCATTTTGAATTGGGTGATTTTTGAGATACTTTGTAGATTTCTCAGCCTTACCCTCAATTTTTTTAATTTGTTTCTTGGTTTCACTCATTTTACCGTCGTAACTATCATAATCTAATAATGGACTATCATAGTTAGAAACCTTTTCTGTAAATGGAGCTAACTGTGTTTTATCAAATTTTTTTAAACCAGGTCTTAATGGTACAACAAATGAACCTCTAGATCCACTACTATCTGAAGTTGCCTCCCTTAAAATTTTTTTTATAATATCATTTAACATTTTAACAAACTTGTCTATTATTATAAATATCAAACAATATGGAAATGAGTGAAGAACAATCGGAAATTTATGGTAATCTATTTGGGACAATAAATCTTTTAACTGAAGAACATTTAGATATGATTTTATCAACAATAGATAGTAATCATTCCATTTACTATCTAGTTGAGGCAGTTAAGGCTGCTCATAGTAGAGGTGCGTTCACAATTGGGGAGTCTGAGGTAATATCTAAATCAATTAGGGTTCTAACAAAGAATCAGTAAATTGGAGATAATTTCTTATCTCCACACTTTACTCATTGTACCATCTTCATATACCTCAATATATATACCATTTGAAGAAAATTCTGTAACTTCTTTCCCCATTAAATCAATGATTTTAATAACTTTCTTTTCTTTAACTTGGTTATTAATTAATATTGGACCGTATATAGTATATTTACCGTCAAAGTCATATTGTAACAATCTATAATAGGTTAAATTATTACCATACTTTGTGTCTAATAAACTATATTCCATTACTTGATTACTATTACCCGCAGCACCAACTTTATCAACTGTAGTGTATTTTTCACCATCAATTGTGGATTGAATTAAAAAATAATCTGAATTGTGCTCTGATGCAGTTTTCCATAATAAAAGGTTACCTTCCTCAGTTGACATACCATCAAATGACATCAACTCAACAGGTAGGGGATCCTCATCTATTAATTCCATATCATCAATTACCCACCATTCACCATAATTAGAACCACCATAATTTGATCTCATATCTATTCTAATTTGTATTTGACTAATATTTGTTAATAATAAGTTATATGTAGAATACCCAAATCCGGTATTTTCTTGATTACCCGCAGATATTGGTCTATATGTATTTGGTAATCCATTGGCAGTTTCATTAATAATTCCAGTTGCATCAAAACTCCAGTATGAGTTTGACCACCCTTTAATTATAGACTCAATTTGATATGGTCCGTTATTTACCGAAACTCTTACCGTTACAGAATCGGTAACGTCTAAACCACTTCCTGAAAACCCTGTAATATTTTCAGCGTACGCCATAAGTTTAAAAGTAAATCTATATAGTTTATTAGGATTCAATCCAGTTATGTTAGGTAATTGATATCTTTCATATTCACTTCCTGAACCTGACCCCCCAAGACCAAATAAACCAAATGAACTACTATTACTAACATATAGAGGTTTATTTGATGGTCCATCTGAAATTGATGTTGTCCCACCTAAATATGTTGAAAATATGTTTGGGAACTGAGGGTTCGTTGAAAACCCAAACCAGTTATACCCAGATACTTCACAATTATCATTATATAATACTGTTTGTCCGTTTATTACGGAACTTATTAATAACATTAAAAATAGTAATATTTTTTTCATAATCTTTTTTATATAAATATAACTCATTATAAATTATCATAAATAAAAAAAGGAGACAATTTCTTGTCTCCTTTGAGGATTATTTTAAGTTATTGATTATCTCAATTCTCTTAAATCGAATGTACGAACTCCATCAACAGTGATACGACCGTAGAAACGGTTATTAACCATTTTCTTAGCGTATCTTGTCATAATACCTTTGATAGGTGTGAAGTTGAACGGATTGTACATTGTAGGTGTCAATTGTAGAGGTACATACGGTGCGTAGATGTAACCTGTGTCAAGTAACGATGTTCCTTTGTGTCCAATCAAAACTTGGTTTGGTGGGAAGTAAGGATCACGATACACTTGGTAACGTCCTGCTAAAGTACCAACTCTTTCGATACCCATGTTATACTGATCTTGCTCAGGAGATGCGTTAGATACGTGGAAGTATTCTAAATCATCGAAGATTGCAGAAACCTCAGAAGATACAACGATCCAGTTAGCCCCACCTCTCAATGTTGATTTGTGGATTTGTGCTGACAATTGGTTAATCGCAGTAATCAAAGTTTGGTTCCAATCTTTCTGAGTGTAAGATGTAGTTTGTTGGATTCTTCTCCATCCGTTGTAATCCCAACGAAGATTCCAAGCCGCTCCTTTTCTCAAGTCACGAAGAATTTCACGGTCGATTTCAGCTGCTACTTGTTCTGACAACAACGCTGTCAATTCAGCCTCTGCATCGATATTGTGGAATGCCGCAACATCTTGAGCCATTTCAGGTGACCATTGTGCTCTTAGTTTTCTTTCAGATACAGAAACTGTAACAGATTCTAAATCAAAAGAAACCTCACCAATTTGATCTTGGAACTCAAGGTTCTCATAAGTTCTCCAAGCCGCGTAGAATGAAGTACCTGACGCCAAGTTAGCCGTCAATGTAGTTCCTGTGTAACCATCTAATGAAGTGTCACCACAGTCAGCACATGCTGGACAAGATAAATCTACTTCTAAATAGATACAACCATTACCATCACAGATGTTGTAGTAAGAACCACCATTACCTGTTTCAGGGAATGTAGTTCCTCGGTTAGAACCATATTTAACGATTCCTTTACCATATTGTTGAGTAACAACTCTAAACAATAGTGAATTTGGATTACCTTCAGCGTTATAAACAACATTACAAGGTGTTGTACCTGTTAAAGCAGCATTTCCTCTAGGTGCAAAAATTCTTAAGTCAGAAAGGAAAGTTTCAGAATCAACCTCATTTCCATCAGGACCTATTAATTTTCCGTAACCTTCAATTTGATTCCATCCACAAAGTTTAACAATAACTTTTCTTACTTGAGAACCTGATGAGTAAACATAATTATCCAAATCACCATTACTCCATGCTTGTACGCTAGTTTCAGCAGTTACCGCTGACCATTTTCCTTTTGAGTAATCAAACAATCCTGGAGGATCTAATTGTCCTTCAGCACCTTCGTAGAATAAATCATAAAGATTTTTCTTATATGCATTTGCATTGTCAGGGTATCCAGCTCCAATTACTGATGAATCAACTGATCCACCGTTGTTATTAGGTGCTCCTACAGGTGCGTAGTGTGAACCACCACCAACATAGTTATTTGCTGCAGTTTGTTCAGTTCCTGTTTCATAACCTTGGATACGAGGTACGAAGTAGAACAATTTACCGATAGGTAAGTTCATTGCTTGTACTGATACGATATCGTTAGCCAACAATTTAGAGAAAACTCTTCTTACGATAGGGAAAACAACTGTTTCGAACGCTCCGTTAGAACCTTCAGAAGTTGCTTCGTTAATTAAGAAAGAAGCTTGGTTTTCATACAACTGTGCTACATTTTCTTTTAGATGTCCTTTAAGTCCATCAAGGAACCCTAATTTGTCCCATTTGTTAATAGTATCTTCTTTGATAACTTTAAGGTGTTTCAACCCAATATTACCAACAAGACCTGATTCTAATAATGCTCCCATTTTTTTTGGTTTTTTATTTGTTTTTAGTTTATTTTTATTTTAATTTTCCCATTAAATCTTTCATTCTCAAGAATTGTGGATTTTCATAAGTCTTAGATTCAATTAGATTTACTGCCGATCCACTTGATGGAGTCTTAACAACATTTCTTTCAATTGATTCTGTGATTGTGTTATCCGTAGTACTTGTGTTTGAAAGTTCGTTTTTAATAGATTTGTAAAGATTTTTTGATTCTTTAAGAGTATCTACACTGTCAAATCTTCTTAAGATGTTAATCTTTTCTTGTTTAGTTGTAGAATGTTCTGTAAACAATCTCGTAGCGTAAGCTAAGTTTGAATTGAATACCGCAACTTCATTTAACTTTGTTCTGAAAAGGTTAAGTGCCTTTCTATACTCTTCATTTTTTTCTCTAAGTAAGTTTAATTCACCGTCAGTAGATTCAACTCGTAAATGTCTTGGTGCTGCTTTAGGTTTGTCTAAACCTTTTCTACCAAATCTTTTACCTGAACCTAATGTTCTTGAAGCCTCTTTAGTCTCTACCTTTTTAATTGTTGTAGATTTTTTAGGTTCTTTACCAGTGTTAACTTCCTCTTTATATTCAAATTTAGCTTTACCCATTCCAACACCTCTAGTTCCTTGTTTTTTCTTAACATCGAAACCACCTTCTTGGTTAGGTTTTTTACCGTATTTGAATTTTGATGCGTTACCCATTCCAACTCCTTTAGATTTGAATTTTGAGGATTCCATAACATACTCTTCTTCCATGTCGAAATAATCATCTTCAATAGATTCCATGTCATCCATGTCAAGTTCTTCTTCTTCGTTACCCATGTCGTCAAGTTCTAACTCATAAATAACTCCTTCAGTTTCTTCGTCTCCAAAATCCATTTCGTCTTCAAAGCCCATTTCGTCTTCGTCTTCAAAATCCATTTCGTCATCGTACATTTCGTCCAATTCCATTTCGTCTTCGTCAGATTCTCCAAGTTGGATGATGTATTCTACATCTTCATTATCATCAGATAAATGTATCATTTCATCATCTTTTTTTACAATGATTCCATCTTCATCTCCCATTGCCTTAAATACACGAAGAATTTCTTCATCTGAGGCTCCTGTTAAATCAATGGTATCATCTTCGACATCCATGTCCATATCCATATCTTCATCGTCGAAATCCATATCAGTATTCACTTCCATGTCTTCATCGTCGAAATCCATATCCATTTCCATTTCGTCGTTATCAGCGTCGGTATCAACCTCAGCATCTAAATCAATCTCATCTTCCTCTTCTTGTTCGTTCAGAGATTCTTTTACTAATTCTTTGATTTCTTGCTTCATTGTTGATGCAAGTATTCCTTGTGCGTTTTCCGCGATAACATCCTCCAAATTCTTTAATTGGATAAATGTATCTTCTACTAATGATTCTTTTTTGCTCATTATTTTTTGAATAGTTTTACAGATAAATACTTGACATTTTCAAAAAAATCAGTTTAATACTATTTTTAGATAAAAAAAATTAAATTTTGAGCATAAAAAAAGGATGAACATTTGTCCATCCTTATAATTTAATCTTTAGTAATTTATTCAATTACTTCATCAATTTTACTCTCTGTAATTGAAGTGATTCTCCAATCCATTGTATAGTTTTCATATACTTTAGTAACTTTAGCTTCCACATCAGTTGGGGAATATCCCAAAACTAATTTTTCTTCTCTTACTTTTTTAACTTTACCCGATTCTGTATCTAACAAATCAGAAGTGATCTTTGCCACAAAATATTTTTCTCCTTGTTCCATAAATTTTTATTTATCCAAATAATCGGATAAACGCTTCATTAAGTCAAGTGATTTGTTTCCCGTACTACCAACATTTCTTTCCACTGCCATTTTTTTATCTTCCTCAAGATTCTCGTCAAACTTCATTCTGTCGTTTTTATCTAAGAAAAGATATGCACCAGGAGTAGATGGTGATGATACTAAGTCAAAACAAATTAATTCAAAATCATCCTGTACCTCATTTTGTTCTCCCACTTTTTTAAGTGAACCAACACCACGAGAAGAAATACCTAAAGTAACTCCTTGTCTTAAATAGTTCGCCGCTAAATCTCCTTTAGTAGAACAGATACCACTTTCGTGAAATCCTGGACTTGTTAATAATTTTAACTTACCTAACAATACAGGTCCATCCCACCATACTTCAGTAATTAAATGGGAAACTCTGTCTAAATCAATTAATGAAGATTCAGGGTGATTAAGTTCTGACAATGCAGTTCCCTTCTCAATCATCTTCTTATAATTTTCTGCTTCACGCTTTAATACTTTCTCAGGATATACTCTACCATTTCTATTTGGGGTATTGTATTTTTGTAACACCGCATAGAACTCAAATGGTTTTGAGTGATCTAAAAAGTTTTTAGATTCTTTAATTATATCTGAATTATATTTGTCTGAAGGATCAATATAACCGGCATCGTATTCAATAAGAATTCCTCTGCCGGTTTCATTCGGTCCTAATATTCTGTTTTGGTTCATATCAAAAGTTTTCTATATAAATATTAAACTTTCTCCATTTTTACCTTTGGTTTTTTTATATTCCCGTTTTTTGTCAAATAAAATTTAAAATGTTCGTTCTTATTTAATACATCATCATAAACTCCTTTAATAATACTTTTTAATTTTCTTTTTAGTTTCATGTCCTTGAAATCTACCTCATCTATTAAAAATAAGTTTATCTCAAGATTTAAGAATGATTTTTTCTTTATATGTAAACCACTTGTTCTTAAATCCATGTCCACAATAAATTTATCATCAAATAATGATTTATCTATATTGTCATAGACTGAATGTTTAATTGATCGGCACATATTTTGTGTAATTCTTACCCAATTCTCATAGTCTTCTTTTGGTTCCACCCAAGTTTGTAAATTAAGATAAAGTGATTTAAATTCTTTTGAGTCTACCGTCCCATAGACTACCTTTGATGTTCTAAAACCATTAATTTTGGCGGTTTTTCCTTTTTTCATAGATGTTTCTCATACTATCGCGTTTATTTTCCAAAAAAATAAGTATTTTTGTGATATATATCAAATACCAATAAACCAATAAAAAATTATAATGTTAATAGTTAGAGTGAATAAAAATGGGGATATAGAGAAAGCCCTTAAAGAACTAAAAAGTAAAGTTATTAGGACTCGTCAAAATTCTCTACTCAATGGTAGAAAAGAATTTAAAAAGAAGTCAATCTCAAAACGAGAAATTAAGAACAGAGCTATTTATCGTCAAAAATTTATGAACGATTAAAGATTTTCATTCAATTTTTGTAACTTAAAATAACCAACCTTATCAAAAGATTCATTTTGAATTTTCTGTATTGTTTCGTCTATTTTAGAAGTTACATCATTATCTTGCTCGCTTTCTTGTAGTCTTTCTAATTTAGAAATTACTTTTCCTTTAAGGATTAAGTAAGACTCCTTTATAGTTTCATCATCAGATGACAAAAGTTTTTTCAGTTCAGTTTTATCTGATTCGTTTAAACTTTCAATATAGTTTGATGCCGTTTTGTTTGCAACACTAACCATAGTTTTTATTGGGACATTAATAATCTCTTTTTCTTTTTTTGGTTCTTTCTTTAGATTCTCTAAAATTGTATTTTTACTTTTAATTTTAGATTCTAAATTTGTAACATTGTTAGAAAACAAATCATCCACCAATGTGTAGTTATTTTCACATTGTATGTGTCCCACCCACGATTGAATTTCTCTCAATTGGTTAGGGTTAATTTTATTGGTTAAATTTTCATAAACAATAATACTTTGATTTATATATTCACTAGCAATGGACTCATTAAGTCCTTTATTAGAATTTAACTCGTCATATAAATAAAACATTCTACTAATGTTTTTGTTTTTAAGTACCAACTCTTTAAAGATAAACATATTATCTTTTATTGATTCGTTCTTATATGACTCAATCAATATATTTTCTATCTGTGATTTTAATAAACCAAATTTCATAATCTTTTTTATTTATAAATATCAATCTCTTAACAATTTGCTCAATTCATCCTCAATTGAACCTAAAGAATTTCTCGCTCTACTTAAGTCAATGTACGAATCACCATGAATATCATCACTTTCTAATAAAATATTTAAATTATTTTTTTCTTTATTTTCAGGTAATGTTTCTCCTCCTGGTAGTGGTGGTTCCGCTCCTCCACCTGGCTCAGGACCCATCGGTGGCATTCCTCCACCCATAGGTGGTTCCCCTCCTCCTTCTGCTGGTGCCGCACCTGCAGTTTGAGTTGATCCTGATTTAGTTTTGTATAATTTATCAA